GTACATTGCTGGATTTGGTGATGGTTCAGGTAGTGCAACTGCTTACATGACAAATGAAGATGCTTCTCTTTCTAACCGCATGATTGAAGATGTTCTTCAGCGTCAACAAGTTGGTGCAGCGTTCAAACTTTATACAGACCGTGTATTTAGTGGTGGAACTGTAAGTGACACTCTTAGTCGCTTTATCAGCTTTGATGCAACATTAACTTCTGCTTCTTTAGGTGTTACTCCTGATGATGCACAAGCAGTAACAGTTAATTTCCGTCCTGCTGGCGTTCCAACTTTCGATTTTAGCCGTTCATAATAGTAACGGAATCGGAATGTTCCAAGAACCCTACTTTTTAGTAGGGTTTTTTCTTGTTTAGTAGGTTAGACTATTATTGTATAAATTTTCACTATGACAACTAGTCCTAGACCTGCACGTTCTGCCTTAAGGGCAATAGATCGTTTAAAGAAAGCTGCAAATTTAGAAGCTACAAAGAAGGAAGTTGAATTAACTGATGGAACGGTATTTGAGATGTGGGTATCACCTTTAACAATGGCAGAAAGAGAAAGAGCACAAAAAGGAGCTAAATCTGATGATGCAAATGAGTTTGCTTTAAGGCTTTTGATGACAAAAGCATTAGATGAAAATGGTAGTAGGTTATTTAATATTGGTGAAATTGATGTTTTAAAGAATGAAGTAAGGGATGCTGATCTTCAAATTTTGATGCTTGCGGTTATTAATACAGAGGATGATGACATCGACCCAAAATCCTAAGTGCTGAATTGCGTAAAGATAATTTGTTAATGTTGCAATTTGGTATTGCAAAAGAGTTAGGTAAATCTTTAACAGAAATCCGTCAAATGACTTTGGCTGAAATATTGGGTTGGAGTGCATATTTTCAAGTTCTTAACGAAGATCAAGAGAAAGAAATGCAAAAAATCCGCAGAAGTAGGTAAACTGTTGAAATATTAGGGATTCTGGGTCGTGGCAATTAACGAAGAAGTCATAACCGTTAATCTGAATGTCAATATTACTAAAAGTGAAAGGCAGCTTAAAAAGACTGAAGCAAGATTAAAAAAAATACAAGATTTAGCCGCAGGTATTAGTAAAGGAACTTCTTTAATTGATGCGAGATCAGTTAAAGGAGGAAAAGCTGCTTTAGAAGGATTTAAAAAAACATTAGAAGATTTAGCTAAAAGCAATAAAAATTACGCTACGACAACTGCTGGATTAGACCGTCAATTAGGAAAATTAAGAGCAACTTTTAGAGGAATAAGTACTGATGCTAAAGAATTTAAAAATGCGTTAGTTGCTTCTGAAAAAGTTCAAAGACAACTATATAAAGCACAACAAGAAACAAGAGCTATTAGAGGAAGAGCTTTAACAGGAGGAGAAGCTGGAGGAATTGTATCTGAATTAATTGCTCAAAAAGGTGAGGTGTACCAATCAATTAGTGCATTAAGAGCCTATAGAAGTGAATTAACACGGTTAAAAGACGCTGTAAGAATGAATAGTAGTGAATTTAATGAATTAGAAAAAGAAATTAAACGAGTAGATGGAATATTAAATAAGCCTAAGAGAAAAAGACCACAAGATATAAAAAGAAATATTGGAGGCATTACAGGTCGAGAAAAAGCATTACAAGAAGCATTAAGGATTCAAAATGAAACAGAATCAAGTGCTTTAGGTTATAGAGATGCAGTTTTAGGTGTTAGAGAAGCTCAAAAAGCTTTAAATGCTGAATTAAGGCAAGCAGCAAGAATCCAATCACAAATTAGTCAATCAACAGTTAGTTGGGGAAAAGCTTTTTCTGATTTAAAAAAATTAGGAGGAGGATTGGCAGGAGGATTAGCAAATGTAGGAGGAAAAGCTGGAGGTGTTTTAAAAGGAATAGGAACTTCAAGAGTTGGTCAAATCGGATCAGCAAGAATATTTAGTGATTTAATTAAAAAAGTACCTGTTGTTGACAAAGCTTTTGGTCGTCTTCTTCAAAAGATTCCGTTATTTGGAAAATTATTAAATGAAAATACTTCTGTTAATGCTCGTTGGGCAGCACAAATTTTAGAGGGAATCACAGGAATAACGCTTGCGTGGAACGGATTAAATCAGATTATTTCTGCTGCACAGGCTTTTACTGCATTTGAACGTCAAGCAGCCATAGCGATTAATAGTGTAGCGAGGATGTTTAAGAATCTATATAACGTAGCTGGTGCAATGATGATGGGCCTAATTAGCCCTGGTCAAGTAGGACAAAATCTTTGGGATCAATTAAATGATAGACCAGAAGTATTAAAAGCAAGGCGTGGTCGTTCAAGGATTGAAAGTTTAGAAAATCAATTACCTAAATATAAGGAGGAATTTAAAAATACAGAATTATATGAATACGACAGGATCGAGTTAAAAGCAAGACAAATATTAGAAATAGAAGCAGGTATTACAGATGAGCAAAGAAGTCGAATATTAGTAATGAAAAGGATGCAAGCCGAGATGGGAGGGCCAGTTTGGAGTCAATATGGAAGTCCAGCAGGGCCAGGTTCTAAAGGTGCAGGTTGGGGTTCAAATGCTCAAGACAGATTAGGAGATGTTCAACTTAGGATTGGTGAAGCTATTACTGCAAATAGCTTAGAAAATAGAAATGCAGTAAGTAGATTATTAATAGAAGAAAGAAAAGTAAATGTTGAATTAGCTCGAAGAAAAGAAATTTTAAGAGTTCTTCATCAAGGTGTTGAGAATGTCAATTTAAGTGTTCAAGCTCAAAGAGATATGTTTGGCATAAGTAATAGAGCAGCATTGGAATCTCAAAAACAACAATCACCTCTTTACGCTAACGACCCAAATGCAAATGCAGCTAGAAGAAGAGCAGGAAAAAGAGGTGCAATTCAAAGAAAACGGCAAAGAGCACAAATATTACAGGAAGGATTAATGCTTGGAGCTGGTTTTCCTGTCCTATTTGGAGGAGGGCCAGGTGCAATTCTTGGTGGTGCTGGTGGTGCTTTATGGCAAGGAACACGCAAAAAACCAGAAAGAGGTTTTGGTGGACAAATATTAGCTAGTGCGGCAGGTCAAGTTCTTGATCGAGTTGTCGCTCAAACAATTGCGAGTGTAACAAAACTAGGGCAAGCATTTACAAGCCTTGGTGGTTCGTTTGACATGATGACAGAGAGATCTTTGTTTTCATCTGACGCAACAAGATTACAAGCTAAAAACTTATTAGAACAAGGCAAAAGAAGTGAAGCTGCTGCTTTAATGACAAAAGAGCTTACAAAAGCTTTAGGGTCAACAGCCGTTGAAGATTTAAAAAGATTAGGAGAAAAAAGTAAAGAATTATCTCAAAAATGGGGAGTTCTTAAGACACAAATGGAGCTATTACTTGTTGGCCCATTGACAGACATGATTGAGATGTTGAACAAAATAGTTAGTCGTGAAACAGCAAAAAATAAATTAGGGAGTGTTATGCGAGAATCTCAAAGACTTGGAGTTGGTAATTCTATTGATGTAGCTACTAAAGATGTAATAGCACAAGAAGTATCAAAATTAGGAGGCCTTGGCAAAGTTGATAGATTCTTCCCTGGTGAACAAGAATTTGTAGGTGGAATTGGAGGTATTGATGTTAACGCTCTTGACGCAGAATCAATATTGAAGATTGTAAAAGCATTAGAAAAATACAATGAATCAATTAAGGACTTTTCAACAGCGTCTAAAGTAAAAGGGCTTTTACCTTCAAAAGATGAAAATGAGGAAGTTTTTCAATCTTTTGAAAAGATTATTCAGGCTCAAGAAAAACTTAATGAAAAAACAAAACTTGAAAAAGAGATTGCTAATGCTGTTAATAAAGAAGCAAGAATTGAAGCTAAATTAAAACTAGCAATATTAGATATTGAAGGAAAAATAACTGATGAACAAAGGGAAAGATTGAAAAACGCTATTAAAGCAGGAGAAGAAACAGCAAAAGTAAAAGTAAAATGGGAAGACATTAAAGAAACTATTGCTAGTGGTTTAACAAGTGCAGTTGAAGGATTAATAGCTGGAACGAAGTCATTAGGTGAGTCATTAGCTGGAATTGCTAAATCAATTGCAAGTATGTACTTGAAAGCAGCATTTATGAATATGTTGCCTATGGCAGAAGGAGGTTATGTCTCTAATGGAATTAAACCGTTCAGTTCAGGTGGGATGGTTACAAGACCAACCGTAGGACTTGTAGGAGAAGCTGGAGAAGATGAATACATAATCCCTGCCTCAAAGATGGCTGCAAGTATGCAACGCTACTCAGCAGGTGCTAGAGGTGAGGCTGTAATTCCTGCCACTGGTTCGTCTTATGCAGGTGGAGGTGCAGGAGGATCTACAACAGTTTCTTACTCTGGGCCAATATTGAACTTCAACTCTGAAGAATTTGTTCCTAAATCAGCAGTAGGACAAATTATTGCAACTGCTACATCTCAAGGTGCTAGAGCTGGAGAAAATAGAACTTTATCTACACTAAGGAATAGTAGAAGTGCCAGATCGAGGTTAGGAATGTAATGACTGTTGTTGCCTTAACTGCTTTTGTTACCGTCAAACAAAAAGATGGAACAGTAGAACATCAATTTCAAAATGGAAAACATGGGGGAATAGGAGATTATGATTATCTTTCTTTTATTTATCAAGGAGCAGCAATGAATAGGTCAGGGGATAATTTAGAAGCCTCAATTATCCTCGCTAACAATCCTTTGAGTATGTCTTATGTGAAAGATTTTGTAGAGAAAAAATACTATCTACAGGTTGAAACCTTTTTAATGAATAATGATTTTACTGCTAAACAAGGAAATAAATTAACTGGTGAATATTGGTTGGCTGCTGGTATGAGATACGATCCAGAATCAATTGAATTGTTATTAAGTTCTGCTATTGATGCTGTTGGTGCTAATGCTCCACAACAAACTTTGACTAAGAAAAGGTGTGCTCATCTTCCTTTAACAGGTCAAATACAGAATCTTTGAAGCCTTACGAGTTAATAGGACTTGAATATCGTTTAGGGTCTGATCCTGTAAAGCATGGAACTGGTGATTGCCTGTCTTTGGTTCGTACAGTATTAGCAAATTATGGTTTTACTGTTCCTAAAGGAGATCGTGATTGGTATCGAAGGTTAAAGAGAAAAGACTATAGTATCTTTTTTGAAGAATTAAATCGGTGGGGAGTTGAATCACCCCCTAAACTAGGAACAATTGGTTTATGTCATAGCGAAAATGATTCCTATGGTATGGCTGCTTATTACGAGGAAGGATGGCTGAGTTACCGAAAGACATTAGAAAGCCAGGTGGTGCTTTGGTGTCCGCTAGAGGCCCTTTCACTCGCAGGGTGCTACTTCCAACGGAAGCCGATCTCTGTAATGCCCTTGGATTAACAGAAGAAGAATATTTTCAATTTTTAGAAGGTGTAGCGGCAAAAGTAAAAGAGAGGCCAGAAGCTTATGACTTAGTTCCTAATTTAGTAAATGGCCCTTTAGTTGTTGCGGCTGGATTACCTGGAGCAGGAACATTAACTGCTTTTGGTCAAATAGTTGTTGGTATTGCTTTAAGTGTCGTTTCATATCTTTTAACACCTAAACCCCCAAGCATGAAGCAAGGGACAAACGAAAGAACTGCTGATATAGCAGGTCTTAAGCGTTTTGCTCCTCAATTTAGTTTTAACAGTATTCAAGATTTAGCAAATTTAGGTGATTTAATTCCTCTTGTTTTTGCCAATAGAGATCAAAATCCTAATGGTGGAATCAGAGTTAATTCACAGCTTATTTGGTCGCAAATGGTCAGTTTGGGCAGCTATCAACAATTAAAAATACTTGCTTTATTTTCTTTAGGTGAAATAGCTCGAAAACCAGAGGTAAAAGGATATGCAATAGGAGATTTATTAATAGACAACTACCATGCAGATAAAATTTATAAGGACACGAATGATGATATTCCTTTTCAATTAAATGCAATACCAAACGTAGACGAAGATAATATTCCTTTTTCTGCTGATTCAGAATTAGGTCATATTTTTAGAGTTGACGATAAAAGGTATTTTTCAGGAACAAGAAACCCAACGACACAAGCAACATTTGGATTAAGTAATCCAATGCCTAACGCAACGGTTTATAAATTACCTTATGAATTGGTCGGATCTCCTAGTAATCCAAATAACCCTGACTACAGGCCAGCAGGAAGAATAGTTTATAAAAAGAGACGGAAACTTCTTGGGTCGTGGCCTATGTGTGCAGGTTTTGTTAATTCTGGTACTGCTGACCAGCAAGCAGGTAGAGCTGATGCAACCGTTGGTGATTATTTGACATATCAGATAGTAGGTAGTGGAACATTTGGCTTATATGAGGGCATTGCATATCAGCAAAACACAGATAATTTAGACCTAACGATGGATCCTCATGGGGTTGAGGACGTTAACTCTGCAATAAAAACAGTTAGAGAAGCTACTGACTCATATCTTGTAATAGGTGAGCAATATATGGCTGGATCAACTTTGCTAACTTGTGAGGAAATATTAGAAGATAATCTACCTGTTAATGGAAGACCGTGGGATGGGACAAAAGTTAGATCAGCTAGTTTTAAAGTAATAGAAACAGGAAGATATGAATCTCTCGATAATTCTATTGATGGATTGGGCTATCATTGTCAAAATCCTTATTGGTTAGATGGAAATACAGAGAACCCTGGCAGGAAGAAAGGAATAACATTTACTAGACGTAAGGGGAAATTCTTTACAGTAAAACCCCCTAGTGGAGATGATCACTTCTTTTATGAACAAGAATATGATGATAGTCCTGATGCAGCAGATCTTTACAATCCAAACAGTAGATATGCACTTCAAAAGGTTAATTTAGGAACTATTTCTAACAATAGAAGATGCAATATTACGGAAATAGGAATTAAGTCAAAGGTCTTTAAAGAGATGCAATTTGCAAATGTAAATAGTAAACCAACAGAAGCAAAAATAAATGAAATTTATGATTATAGGTCTTCTCTTACATTGGGTAATGTCCAAAAATTTATTACCAGATATAGTTTTTTTAAGTTACAAGTTAGAAAGGTAGGACAAGATACTTGGAATTGGTTAAAGCCTGAAGTTAATACCAACGCGCATACTGGTTTATTTTGCGTAAGAGGTAATACTCCAGAATTTCAATATAACTATATAAGAATTGATCAGCCTACTTTTGATCAATATGAGTATAGATTTTTCCCTTGGCCTGGTGCTGCTGTTGTCAAAGAAGTCAAGACTGATTCAGCAAGGTCAAGATATAATCCTATTAATGCTATTCTTTTAAATTCTAATACTGCAAGAACAGCAGGATCTACAGATAAGTTTACCTGTAGTGTTAATGGAGAAGATTTTGCTGTTCAATTTGCAGGAAATAAAAACCATGTTCTAACTGAACAAAACTTAAGCAACAGCGAATGGAATTTAGGTACACCAGATGCATTAAAAGTAGGTGATGCTACTTATCAAGTTCTTGAGTTTAACGGAAACAACCACGATGGAAGTAGAAAAGATTATTCAATAAGCAATCTACCAATATTAAGACCAAGCGAACCAGTATTTACTAATAAGCTTTTTTATCCTCCTAATTACGGTGGATATATAAATGGTTCGGGTGCTCATGGAACAATTATTGTTGGTTGGCAAAATCACCCTAGTAATGGTTATACCCAGTATTCCTTATACATTAATAAAGCTGACGTAACTGAAAATATTCAAGGACTTGACGGCCCTGCATGGGCTAATCATCAAGTAAAAGCACCAGGCGATTTTAGCGATGTTGAGTTTCACTACACCACACTAGATGGCAGAGGAGGAAAATTTATATTAGGGACTCATCAATTAAATACAAGTCAAGGACATCCTATTTATGGAGTTACAAAAATTGAGCAAACACCATTAACAGCAACTCCTTCTTTTAGCGGTGAAGTTGATGTAAAGAAACAATATTCGCATGAGGATGGTTCAGGATTAAAGGCTAATGTTGTTGTTTATTCTCTTGGATCTGAATGGTATGCAGAATGGGAATTGTCTGATGTAGGAGATGAGTATTTAAATAATCAGGAGGTTTATCTAGATAAAAACGATATTTTTACAAGTGACATTATTAATGCTGGATATGACGATATAACATTCACTTTGAACGTTGGTCTTTCTAATACTGATGTTTACAGTGATGAAATTGGGCCTAGTAAATTAAATCTTTATGATGCGGCTGCTGATTTTTGGCAGTATGAAGGTGATAGATCAAGTCATTTAGAAGGGCCAGAGCATCAGATAACATACTGTAATGAAATTGTGGAAACGGAAGGATCAGAAAGGGCTACTTATGAAAATTTAGCCTACGCAGGATTAAGCATTAAAAGTTCAAAAGAATGGACAAACTTTAGTCAATTTTCTGCTTACTTTAAACAAGGAATAAAAGTTGAAAAATTAGTTTTTGATGGAATGGGGCCACATCCCTTAAAAGATGCAACAAGTTTATTTCCTGAAATTGCTTATGCGTTATTAACAGATGAAAAGATTGGAGCTGGTGCTGTTATTAATGCTGATTCTGTCAACAAAACAAATATGACTATTGCGGCAAAATTCTGTAAAGCAAATAAATTCTTTTGGGACGGTGTTATTTCAAACAAAGTTAATTTAAGAGAATTTATATTTGAGCAAGGAACACATTGTTTATTAGATTTTACGATTATAGGAGGACAATTTAGTTTGTATCCTTCTGTTCCTTTTGATAATAATTCCTATGAAATAAAAAATGATAAGGATGTTGTTATTAAAGCAATGTTTACCGATGGCAATATTAAGGATTTACAAGTAGCTTTCCTTAGCCCTGAAGACAGACAAGCTTTTAAAGCAAATGTTATATATAGAAATGAAAAAGAGAACGGATTTCCAGAAAACAAATCTATAGTTATACGTTTGGCTGACGAAGAAGATGCTAATGGGAAGGTTCTAGTTTCACATGTAAACGATCCATTAGAGACATTCGATTTAAGTGGTTTTTGTACAAGCAGAAAACATGCACTCGATTTTGGGAGATATATTTTGGCAAATAGAAAATTTGTCGATCATACAATGACATTTAAGACTGCACCTCATTTTGTTAATGGTGTTCAGCCTGGTGATTACATAAGAGTGTTTTCAACAACTCAACATGTTCAACGATTTAATAACGGTGCAATTCTTGACAATGGAACGGTTGTTTGTAAAGACATAAGTGAATTAGCAAGCGGTACTCAACCTAAGAATTTTTATTGGTGGAATACTAAAGAATCGGTTGTCCAAGAAGATAGTTATAATTTCTCTAATTGGACTTCTGATAGTAAGTTACCTGCAACGTACAGAAATTCTTTGTTCACAATTAAGGAACTTGAATCTTCTGATCAATGTTACAAAGTTGAAAGTATGACGTTTGGAGAAGATGGATTGATTGAACTTTCTGGGTCGTATGCAAAATTGGATGGAAACAAATTAGCTATGCTACAGAAATGGGATGATACTGATATAGATAATCCCTTGTTTGATTATGATTTGGAGTAACTAATGGCAACAGCACAACTATTTCCTAGTGTTAAACCAACATCCAGAAGTTACACACCTGGAACATATCCAAGCACCACTTTTGAATCGTTAGACGGTACAAAGACACATCTTCGTTTTGGTAATAAACCAGTAAATGCGACATTGACTCTTGGCTTCGCAAATATTACTGATGGTCAAGTTGGTTTGATTTTGAAGAATTATGATGATGTTAATTCTGTTTGGGATTATGTAAAATTCACAGAAGCTAATGGTTCAGCAGGAATAAAAGGAGCTGGTTCAGGGTATTTTTTAAGAAAAGAAATCCATGCTGATTCTGGTACAGGCGAAACGGAAAATGGTTTAAAATGGCGTTATGCTGGCCCTCCAAGTGTTACAAGTGTTTTTCCAGGAAGATGCAATGTGATCTGTAGTTTTGTTGCTTGTTTGGATGCGCCTATATAATAAAAGTAATGTTTTTGATTTGGGATTGTGGCTGGATTTTATAGCGGAAGAGATGGAGCCTTGTATATAGGCACCGAGACAGCAAAAGCTGCCAAAGTCCAGAATTGGTCTTTTTCTTCTAGCCAAGCAGTTTTAGAAACTACTTCAATGGGAGATACTGATAGGACTATTGTTGACGGGATTCGTAGTTATTCAGGAAGTGCAAGACTTTTTTATTACACAACTTCAGGCGGTTCAAACGTCGAAGCTATTCTTAAAAATTCAATTCAAAGAAGTTCTGGAACTGCTGGAGGTGATGGTGTTCAAGATGCAAGTGATCAAATTAAATTAAAACTTGCATGGTTAGACGGCTCAACACCTAGATTTATTACTTTCTTTACTTATATAACTGGAGTAACAATGGGTGCTTCTATGGGTGAAGTGTCATCTGTAGACATAACTTGGGAAGCCAATGGGGCACCGATTGAAGATACTCTTGCAACTGGATCTGCTTCTTCTGGTTCCTAATGGGCGTTTATTTTGGTCAAAGTGGTGAGATTGTTTTAAAAAGAGATACCCTTCAATCTCCACTGCAAACAACTTTAGATCCTTCGGACGTAAACACCGCCACGAGGAGATTTAATGTTGACCATAGTTCTGGTTCGTTAATAACTGGAGATGAGGTAGAAATATCAACTGCTGATGGTTCGACGTTAGAACTTGTCAACGGGCATAATTATCCAGATGGAAAATGGTTTGTAAATATTGATCCTGTTGGTGGTATTCGTTTGTTTGATTCGTTTTCAAAGGCAATTGAAGGATTACAATCAAACGCTTTAACTCTTGTAACTCCTAGTGCAATAAAAGAAGTAATTTTACAAACAAAGAATGAATTATTCCGTCATGTTGCAAATATTAAAGACTTTGAAATGACAACTAGTAGAGATCAAGTTGATTTAACACCTTTAGGCGATGAGTTCAAAAGTCAATACGAAGCTGGATTAATTAGTGGTCAAGGTTCTATGAATTGTATTTGGGAGCATAGTTATGAAACAGGAGATAGAGCTAATCAATATGGTTCGGATGCAGAATTTCCGTTTTATCTAGCTCAATTAATTTTAAGAACTCAACAGGGTGCAGATTTTAGTGGGATCTTTTATATCTATAGAGATAGCAGTAATTCAAAAAATAATGTTTATTATGAAACTGAATGCTGTGTAACTAATGTTGCTGTATCCGTTGCTGCTTCTGATGTTATAGAGACGAGAATTGATTTTGTAACTAATGGAATTATTGCTTTAAAGACAGGAGATACACCTGGATACATACTTCAAGAAGATGAAGATAAGATCCTTCAAGAGAATGAAAGTCCCATATTGCTCGAACAGGTTTAAACTATTGCTAACGGTTTTTAGTTAGGAGTAAATGGCTGATCTCAAAATAACTGGATTAGATGCTTTAGCAGAAGCCTCGATCCAAGCGACCGATGCTCTCGCCATAGCGGATCTGAGCGCAACAGAAACAAAGAAGGTAACTGTAAAAGATTTAATTGCGGCTGGTGTAGCCCTTATTGATTCTGGAGATATACCTGCTGCCAAAGTTGCGGCACCTTTTGCTGCTAATTCAGTTGCAACTGCAACTATTCAAAATGACGCTATTAATGCAGATAAACTTGCTACTGATTCTGTTACTGCAGATGCTGTAGCTGCAAATGCTATTGGAGCGAGTGAATTAGCAGATAACGCCGTTGACTCAGGGGCTTTAGTTGCCAATTCAGTTATAACAACAAAAATATTAGATTTAAACGTAACAAGCGATAAAATTGCTAGTAACGCAATAACAACGGTAAAGATTCTTGATGCAAATGTAACTTATGCAAAATTAAATCTTAGTGATGGTGATATTTCTGGTGCAAAGATTACAGGAAATTCTATAACAAATGCACAGATAGGAGCCGATGCTGTTGGTACGTCCGAGTTAGCAGATAACGCTGTTGATACAGCAGCAATACTTAATGCCGCAGTAACAGGAACAAAGATAGCTGCAGACACTATTGAGTCAGGTAACATTGCGGCAAACGCTGTCGGTGCTAGTGAACTGGCTGATGCTTCTGTTGATACAGCAGCTATTGTTGCGAACGCTGTAACAACTGCCAAGATTGCTGATGGCGAAGTAACAACAGCAAAATTAGCAGGAAGTATTACTGGTGATAAATTATCTAATTCAACTGTTACTTATGCAAAATTAAGCATAGCTGATGGTGATATAGCGGGAGCAAAGATTACTGGGAACTCTATAACTGCAGCACAAATAGCAGCGAACGCTGTGACTGCATCTGAGTTAGCTGATGACGCTGTAGATACTGCGGCTGTAGTAGACGGAGCTATTACAACTACACAAATAGCCGCAAATACAATTACGGCTGGAAACCTAGCTGCAAATTCCGTAGGAGCAAGTGAACTGGCTGACAATGCTGTAGATACTGCGGCTGTTGTAAATGGAGCCATAACTACTGACAAGATTGCTGACGGAGCAATTACTACAGCGAAATTAGATGGAACAATTTCTGCTAGTTCTATTGCTGATAATTCAGTTACAAGTGCAAAGATAGCGGCTAATGCTGTTGGAGCTTCAGAATTAGCAGACAACGCTGTGGATACTGCTGCTATTGCTGCTTCTGCTGTCATTGATTCAAAGATAGCAAGTGGAATTAGTGGAACAAAAATAACTGATGGAACAGTTACAGCAGCCAAGTTAAATACTTCTAATCTTGATCGTTCGTTAAATGTAGCTAGTGGCAATCTTGGAATTAATAACACAATTACTGCTGCTACTCGTTCAGGAATTACATATAACGCACAGGGCTTAATAACTGCCTCAGCCGCATTGGTAGCAGGAGATTTACCTGTCGCTACTACCTCTGCTGTCGGTGGCGTTTCGGTTAGTACTGGTCTGACTGTTAGTGGGGCAGGTGCATTATCTCTTACTAATAGTGTTACTGGAGCAACAGTTAGCGGGATAACTTTTAACAATCAGGGCATGATTACGGCTGCTACTGGATTGACAGCAGCGATGCTTCCAGTATCAACGACAAGTGCTAAAGGTGCAGTACAAATTACGTCTGGAGGAGGATTAACTGTTGATGGTTCGGGTAATCTGGCTACTTCAACGAGTGGAATTAGTGCTGGAACATATCAATCAATTACTGTTAACAATAAAGGTATCGCCACAGCAGGTGCGGCACTTACAGAAGCGTTAATTCCTTCGCTTGCTGCTAGTAAAATAACAAGTGGAAGTTTTAGTGCTGCGAGAATTGCAAATGATTCTATTGATGGTTCAAAGCTAAGTAATGCTTCTACAGCAGTCTTTCAATCTATTGCCCAGAGTGGTTATCCAACAGCTCAATTTAATGGTCAAATATTATTTGATACGGTTTCAGAAGATGCGTTTATTTGGGACGGAAACGCTTGGCAAGCAATAACCACATTAACAAAAGGAAGTCTTGTTTTTGGTGGAACTTTTAATGCAAATACGAGCCAAATGGTGGCGACTACCTCTGCAGGAATTGCGGCTGGATTGGCAGTTGGTTCTAATTTACCTACTCCAAGTGCTACCACAGATGGCGTTTACGTCGTTGTATCGAGTTCTGGAACTCCAAGTGCTCCAGCTCCAGTTGTTGCTTTAGCTCCTCCTGATTATGTTTTAGGTATTACAAACTCAGGAGGGAGCAGTTGGAACGAAGTTGATCTTTCACAGACAGTAGCAGGACAAATTGCAAGCAATATTACCTTTACACCTTATGGACAAATCAGTGCAACTAATGTTCAAGATGCACTTCAAGAATTAGAAACAGAAAAGATGGGTCTTGCTGGTGGTACGTGTACTGGTCAGCTATTGATTTCTAACACTGGATCAATTGTTTTTGAAGGAAGTACTGTTGATGCACATGAACTAACTCTCGCAGTAACCGATCCTCAATCTTCAGACAAAACTATTACTTTTCCTGACATAACTGGAACATTAATTACTACTGCTGATACCAATACTGTTACATCAACAATGGTTGATGGAAGTTTAGTTAATACAAACTTGGCGGCTAATGCTGCTATTGCTTTTAGTAAATTAGCTGCTTTAAATTCTGCTCAAATCATTGTTGGTAATGGATCAAACGTTCCAACAGCAGTTGGCGTAACAGGAGACATAAGCATAAATAATGCAGGTCTTACGGCTATTGCAACAGGCGTAATTGTTAACTCTGATATATCTAACTCGGCTGCAATTACAGGGTCGAAAGTAACTACTGGAACGACAAGTGCCGTTGGTGTTCTTCAGTTAACAGACTCAACTTCAAGTACAAGTGCAACAACAGCAGCTACTCCTAATGCTGTTAAGACTGCTTATGACTTAGCTAATACAGCAAACACAACTGCCAACGCTGCTCTACCGAAAGCTGGTGGAACAATGACTGGCAACTTAATTGTTGATAATGCAAAAGAAGTTCGTTTTACAGAAGCAGACTCAAATGGTGCAAATTATCTAGCATTAAAAGCTCCTGATTCTGTAACGGCTGATATTACTTGGACTCTTCCAAATGGTGATGGTAGTGCTAATCAATTCTTAAAAACAGATGGTTCAGGAAATCTAAGTTGGGGAACAGATAGTACAACTGACAGTACGAAGCTTCCTTTGGCTGGTGGCACTATGAGTGGCGCGTTGAATATGGGGAGTCAAAATATTACAAACGCTGGAACAGTCACAGGAACCTTTGTAGGAAATATCACAGGAAACGTAACTGGTAATGCTTCTGGATCTGCTGGCTCTTGTACTGGAAATGCTGCAACAGCAACAGCCTTAGCTTCAAGCGTCAATATTGGTGGAGTTGCTTTTGATGGGACATCAAGCATCACTCTTCCTGGTGTTAATGCTTCTGGAACGCAAGACACAAGTGGAACAGCCGCTTTAGCAACTTCATTTACAGTTACAGCTAATGACTCAACTGATGAAACTGTTTATCCATTGTTTGCAGATGGAGCGACAGGATCACAAGGAGCAGAAACAGATACAGGACTTACTTATAATCCTTCAACTGGATTATTAACTTCAACAGGATTTAGCGGAGTTGGAACTTTATTAACAGCTTTAAATGCCTCGAATTTAAGTTCTGGAACAGTAGCCACAGCAAGACTTGGCTCAGGAAGTTCTGTTACTACTAAATTCCTAAGAGGAGATAATACTTGGCAAACTGTTTCCTCTACTCCAGAAGGAACAGCAATATTATCTACAGGTGAATCAGGTGCAACTAAATTCCTAAGAGAAGACGGTGACGGGACATGCTCTTGGCAAACCGTAGTTACATCTGCCTCTGGATCAAATACACAAGTTCAATTTAATAATTCTGGAGCATTTGCGGGATCAAGCAGTCTTACTTTCAATTCTGGAACAGGTGCTTTAACAGCTACATCGTTCAGTGGATCAGGTGCGTCTTTAACTGCATTAAACGGATCAAATATTGCTAGTGGAACAATCGCTGCGGCTAGGATTGCAACTCTAAATCAGAGCACGACAGGATCGGCGGCAACATTAACAACAGCAAGAGCAATTAATGGAGTCGATTTTGATGGCTCAGCAGCAATAACAGTAACGGCTGCTGCTGGAACGCTTACAGGAACAGAATTGAAAAGCACAGTTGTCACTTCAAGTTTGACTTCTGTAGGAACCCTTACAAGTTTGGCAGTTACAAACAATGCAACTATTGGGGGTAACGCAGTAATAACAGGCGATCTCACTGTTCAAGGAACTACTACTTCGATTGACACTACCAATCTCGATGTGGAGGATCGCAATATAACACTTGGAAAAGTATCATCTCCTAGTGATGCTACCGCCGACGGAGGGGGCATCACGCTTAAAGGTGCCTCAGACAAGTCATTTAACTGGGTTAATTCGACTGACGCTTGGACTTCTTCAGAACATATTAAAGTTGCTAGTGGTAAGACATTTATTGGAGACGGTTCAACTTTAACTGCATTAAACGCAACAAATCTAGCGTCTGGAACGGTAGCAACTGCAAGGTTAGGCTCTGGAACAGGAAGCAGTTCTAATTTCTTAAGAGGGGATGGAAGTTGGCAGACAATCTCTCTAGATAAAATCGAAGAAGGTAATACTTCAGTTGAGGCAGTTGATACAGGATCAGATGGTCATGTAAAGATAACTACTGAAGGAACTGAAAGAGTTCGTGTTGGAACGGCAGGTGAAATAGGACTTTCGGGTGCCAACTATGGTACGACTGGGCAAGTTTTGACATCTGCTGGTTCGGGATCAGCTCCTCAATGGTCAGCACCTGCTGGAGGTGTTAGTATTGCAGCATTGCTAAAATTAACAAACTTATAAGATGGCTGACGAATTAAAGCAATTAAGCACTCATTCAGCAAAAACTTTAAGTGAGATGCAAACTGGCATTACTTTAGCCAGTACTTCAGGATCCCAGAAAGCAGTCGTTAAAGATATATATATTACTAATTCAAAGAATCGTCCTGTTCAAATAAGGTTAGGATCTACAACAGGCCAACAAATTGCTACTGGTAGTACTACATGCAATCTTAATGGTAATGAAATCTTAGATAATTCTCAATCGATAGTAGCTTGCACAGATGCCGAATTATTAATAACTAATTTTGTTCAACGTGGTTGGGGAGATGGTAATGATAATACTCCTGCTGAAGAAAGAACCTACAATGGTACTTATCAAATAATTCAACATACTATTAATGACACTCCAATTTTTAAACCACAGGTGTGGGATGGATCTTTTGGTACCGTTGCCAACAATGGTGCTTCTTATGTAAGTAATTATAAAAATCTGCCACAATCTAATGGCAGTCACGAGGTCAGAAACCCTGCTACTACCTTCTTTGATGCATCTGGCAATATGTTTGCCCATCAAACTGCCGACCAATTAGATTACAGACTAAATGGATCGGCAGATAAAAATGTTGTATATAAGCTCTCTAACAATTCTAGTAATTCCCCTTCGACAAATACGACACGGATAGGTAGTGCAAACGACCATGATGCAGTGGCTTGGGATGGTTCCCGTTATTTTTACACTTTCAGGCATGATGCAAACCATCTAAGGAAATATGATACTCAAACAATGGGAACTAGTGATACCTATACTCAAATACCTGTATATGACTGCGTAACAAGTGATACAACTGCTTTTCAATTCTATTGCAACCATGGAGCTAGTGGTATTTACTACCTTGATGGTCTTCTTGCTTGGACTGGTAGAGCAGGTACAACGAATGTTGGCTCAAGATTCTCTATAACTGATATAGCATCTGGTCGTACTAAACAATTATATGATCCTGAACGCGCCGAATATCAAGGTGTATCTGGTTACAACGCGGATAGAATTAGGCGTAGCTTTGGGATAGCAAAAGATAGTGCAGGAGATTATTGGGCCGTAATATGTAATTACAAAACGGAGAACAATACTCAGTCAAAAAACTATTGGGCTTGTACAAATATGGGTAGTGATCCGAAAACAACTTTTATACCTCATGCTCAGAGTGCTAAGCAAGAAATATTAATTGATATGTATGAGACTGGTACCACTAATCATCAAATGTGTAGACGCTTAGCCTCTTTTGATGGGAGATACTTTGGTAATCCCCGTGGCTCATGTGTTTGGAGTCCAAGTGTAACAGGGGGACTGTATTTCTATAGTGGCAGATATAACCAAAGTACTACTAATGCAAGCGATTCTTTCTACTATTTTAATTTGGATGCTATCCCCGATCTTAATTATAGTGCGATGGTAACTCGCTATAATAGTTCTACTGCTTACACCGGAGCAATGGAATTAGTTGCTGATGCAACAGTAGGATCTGCTGCGTGGGGTACAGTCTCTGCCACAACAAAAGGAATTTTAACTACGTAATTATGGCATTAACAACAGCCTCAAAAGGAGCATTACACCCAGGCGGTTCTCCTACTAGCATCCACATGAAGGCGGCCTATGGCAAGGTAATATATACAGTACCAGAAGGGCGTATTCTCTATGTTTACGCGACCTATGGGACATTAATGGTTAATGACATACAGGTAATAGGGATGCCAAGAGGTGGCAGTACAAATAACAGTTGGATTGACCCTTGTTGGTTCTGTGCTGGTGATGTTATCAAAGCAGATACCACCAATTCTTATATTCACGGGGTTGAAATTGATTTGTAAAAGCCATAGTACTTAATGCTAGTATTGGCCGAACAAGTTAGAGCTAGACAGTAGGTTTATAATTTAAAGGCAATGTATTATTTTTATGTCGGACTCTTTACAACGTCTTGAAGAACTTGGAAAAGAAATAGTTCAGGAGAGACAGATTCAAGCAGATCTTCAAAACAGATTTAAAGAAAGCACTGAAAGAGCTGTAAAAATAAATCAGGAATTAGCTGCTTTAGCAGAAACCGCCGCTAATCCAGATAATGCTAGTGATAGCGAGGCTTGCCCTGCATGATCAAAACCCTTACTTACATAAATACAGCCTTACTTGGTTTGGCTGTATCTGTTGGTACGTTGGCTTACTTTCAACGTGGCAAGATTACAGAATCCATAATGAGTGAAGTACAAAAGCAATTACCTTCTCTTGTTCAAGGAGCCATGCCAAAGATACCAAGCGTTCCATCATCAACTGGCTCTGTTAATCCGTTTGCTAAATGATTCAATTCAAGTCATTTAATGGCCTAACTTCTTTAGTTTTAGGCGGTGGTTTGATTGCTACGAACTTTATGAGCCTTAACCTTTTGGCTCGTAAAGATTCTGGTATCCCTGATATAGCCAAACTTTCTAATACTCCCTATAGCAGCCTTCAAATCAGGAGCGAAACGAAAGCTGATGGTGCAGAAGAATGGAGTTTTGCCAGCCGTCAACACGATCCTAAGACGATGTTGGCCTATGAAAGCTCTGAATCTCCTACATTTAATGGCGGAATAAAAACTAAGCATATTCATAAAGAATCTGTTGCTCAATTTGCAATTTTTCCTAAGGGAGAAAATGGAACACTTACAGCAGATCAGATTGCATGTATAGAAAAACAGGCACAGGGTCGCTCGAACGGAATGATGATTGCTGACGCTACTTCAGTTCAAGTTACGCCAGCCATTATGGGCGTACCTATCGTTGGCCCCGTTCTCGCAGGAATCTTCTTTGGTCAGGCTAGAAAGCAAGCAGGTGAGGCCGCAAGTAATCTTGCAGGTCAATGGAATAATTGCTAAATGGAAATAGAAGATATTTCTGTTAGGGAGATACCTGAAGCTTCAATAGATACAACAATAATTCCTACACCTAAAGCTGTATTACCTAACAACATAGGTTTCCCAGTCATCCAAATGCCTGGCTGTGTAAGGGCTAGGACGTTGAAAAATAAGAATTTAGTAACTTCAGATCCTGCTGGAAATTTCTATGTATGTGATGGAAACGTACCAACACTTGAAAGCATGGCGGTTGATTGGGACGGACTATCTGCTGTTGGGCCTGTAAAAGCAGACGAGCCAAAATTAGTTCCACCTGTTCCCAAAATCAATTCAAAAGGGAATAAGAGAAAGGAAGTGGAAGAAGAGAATAGCGAAAATGACGAGAAGGGAGATACCAATGTAGGGCAACAAGATTTTAATATTTCAAATATTGATGGACAGTTTATTGCAGATGTTTTGCCTTGCCCACCGTTAGACACACTTGCTAAAACTCCCGTTGGTTCATTAGGTAAAGGAGGACTTGCAAGAATTAAAGGATGGAAAAGAGATGAACTTACAGGCAAATGTGAAACGGTATGGGAAGGTTTAAGTCCATTAGATATTGCAGGTAATTACGCTCCACAACCTACTGTTTTAATAAATACATCTGCTATTGCTATTACGTCAGTCGTTGGTGTAACTGTTATTGGTCAGCCGATAGCTAAGTTTGTCCAGAAGCAACTTAAAGGACAAGTCAAAAGTTTTTCTAAGAAGATTACTAAGAAGCTGTTAGCTATTCGGGGGAAGAAACCTCCTGTAAAGTCCCTCGCTGAAAGGAGAAAGGAGCAGAAAGATTCTCGGAAGTAACTTCAATACTGTGAGTGTGATCTGTCAATGTATTAGGAGGATTCACAAGCCTTACATCTTCACAGACAACATAGCTAGGGCTATCTTTTGCATAGACAACCCCTAGCTTCAATTGTTCTGCACATACTTTTAAACGTCCTAAAGCATAATCTAACTTCTTAGCTTTGTATGCTTGTTCTAAATATTGAATACGTGTATTCATTGCAGCTACGCAGTTATTAGTCATGCGTCTATCTAGTGGAACGGCAATCGTAGCTGTAATGCCATAGTTAAAACTTAAATTATTTTCAGCTTGTCCTGTCCTGATTGGTTTTGTATATAAAACTCCACCAGGATTTACTAAATTACCGTCATCATCTGTACTATCGTCATATACATTTTCTTGGTAATAAGGTTCAAACGGATCTTTCCAAGTATTCACTTTAGAGATGAAAGGATTAATTGTAAGAGTCGTTCCACTGCAACGGATTCCATCACCTACTTCTTGAAACATAAAGCTCCCCGATTGAACCTGAATACCTTGATTGATTACAGAACCTTGGGACGTTGCAGATGGAGAGGCTATAGTCGTTGAGTTTGCAAATACTGGTTGACTAAATGTTATTGAGTAAAGACAGATACCGACTCCACGATAGAGTCTGTTGTAGTGGTTCGGTTTATTGTTGTTACATTTGAAAGGCCAGGTTGGGCTAGTGATTCTGTGAATGAAAAAGCGTTGCCAGCAGTTTTGATTCCCCAATCGGGCTTGTTTGCTGGTGTTACATCTACTGATGTCCATGTAAAGGTGATGTTATCAACGGTTTGAGGTGCATTTAATACAGCGTTAGGTGAAATATTATTTGTATTTAGTGGTTCGATATTATGACCAGAAACAACATATTCATACCCTGATCGATAATCAACTGATGTTATAGATTCGGTTACTACAGTTTTAGTTTCTTGTCTGCTGTTAAGAGTACCAGTTGAGAATGTGGGGACGACGGGAACAGCAGAAACGCTAGTCCCTGCAAAGGATATGA